CAATATAATTCTTTATCTAAATTATAAGCTAATGTTACACCACATTTATTTTAGCCAATATTTTATGGAATTTTAGTATATTTTATTTAGCCTACTATTGGCTTTACTTCTTTTTCCTTTTTCCAGTCGGTTTCAACTTTTCAGTTGTATCTTTTGCGTTATCCTTGGATATACTCACAAGGTGCTCAATCATATTACCTTCATACAAATATCTACCTAAATGGGTAATTTCAATAGATGGATCAACCCAAATTTTACCATCAAGCTTCTGCCAATATCTACAGAATCCATAATCCTCAGACACAAACCTTTTATCTTCATCTACAAAAGAATTAAAGAAAGCATAAGTATAATCTCTCTCATCACCCTTCATGCTACCTGTATCATCAATAAATTTTAGATCAGGATATGCTTCAATCATCTTTTCAAATACCGATCTTTTAATGCACATAAAACCAGTACCCGCATCATGAACTGAAATAGCACCATTATCTGTAGCAATTGTATTAGCACCAACACGAACAGGATTTACTACAAATCTTGTTGATTTCTTTGCCAAATCTTTTGCCTCAACATTATTATTTACATTGGCAACAACTTTATCCCAGTTGATATCCTTAATCGGATATGAACCAGTAACAACATCTTTATCATGCCAAAGTAGTTTTAAAATATCTTCTTTTTGAAACCCAAGATCAACATCAAGGAATATCAAATGAGTAAAGTTTGGGTTAGCCATAAACTTGGCTACCAGGTTATTTCTAGCTCTATTAATAAGAGAATCAGTAATCGTACTCGCTGCGAATTTCAATCCAATTTCTTTAAAATACATTGCCATCTGAACAAATGACATAAAGAAAGGTTCAGTCAATTGTCTGTCATAACATGGAATACCAAACATAGGTACCCATGATTCTATATCTTCACCCGATATTTCAATTTGTTGTGGTTCAGTTGTAAGCATAACTATTATATTAACATAAATAAAAGCCCCTCGCATGGTTTGCGAGGGGCTTTATGGAATTAATTTTTGGTAAAATTATTTTGTCTTAATCTTACTTGCTGCCCTAATCCCAGCCACTTCTTTTGCTGTAACATTTGTCTTGCTTGTGGATTCAGTGGTTGCTGTACCTTTATCTGAACCGCTCTGTGAAGCCTTAAAATAAAGAGTTTCATTAACTGAATCAAAACGAATTACAATCTTGTAACCCAACTTCTTAGCCTGGGCACGAACTCTTTGTTGCATTGAATTATAAGCATTACCAGCTTTAATACCTACAATATTAAACACTGCATTAGTATTAGCTGACATTTTAAGCGCATCAATAATTGCATTCAATTCTTCAGATTTACGACCTGCTCTAGAAATTTCAGGAAGGCTATCTACTTTATTTACTTGGAACATATTACTCTCCTATGTGTTTTAAGGTTTATGGTCAGTGGTCAATTAACCACTGTTTATTACAAAAGAGAATCTATCAGGCATAGAGACAAAAAACTCGCTCTAGGCGAAAAAAGTTATTTCTTTTCAATAATTTTTTTAATCCTCAGTATATTTGGAGATATTATTTATTACGCTATCATTAAGCACTTGCTTCATCTTATCATTCTCAGCCCTAGCAACAGCCAGGTCAAACTGAATAATAGACATTTGTCTTAACAAATGCTGAATAACTTCCTCATGGGTAATTTGAATATTATCTATAATGTTTCCAGCCATTTTTCTGCCTCTATCGTTTCTTTACTATATCCAGGACTAAATTGCCCAACCTCGCTATTATACACTCTTACAGTGCCAAATTCAGGAATATCCTCATTCTCTTCATAATATTTATCTGGTGTTAATATTTCAATTTCCACTTCGCCATCAATAACCATATTCTCAATACAAACGAATGTCGCACCAGTAACAGCATCAGCTAAGTCTTTTGAACCACTATTAGGGTGGTCAATTTTATTATTTCCAAATAATCTTAATTTCAAGAGTTCTTCTTCAACCAATAACTCATTCCAATATCCACGCAATCTTGTATCATAAATAGCAGTCATTAAAGTGTCATAATCCGTTTTCTTTACGGAATGGAAATCAGCATTAATACCTTGAGCCCTTAAGCTTTGAATCATCTCAATAGATTGCCAACGGTCAAATGTAACCTTAGCAACATCAAATTTTCTACACAAATCAACAATCATTTGCCTAATAGAAGAGAAATTAATTTCTTGGTTAATACTTGCTTCCCATGAATAAACTAAGTCAACATTAACCACAGGCAATTTTTCAATCCCGCCCAATGTTTTAATCTCTTTAAATCCTGGAGAGTGAACCATGCTAAGCGCAGCTCTATCTCGCTTCAAAGCCAAGTCTATATGAATAAATCTAACTTGAGCGTCAGTACCATTAAACCAATTTTTAAAATTACCATCTTCATCAATTGGATCTTCATTATACATAAATGCTTTTCTAACCAAATCTGGATCTCTAAAGTAAGCATCTTCCATGTTTGGAGGTTCACATTCAAAACGACTTCTTGCTTCAACTGGATTTCTAATATATTCCGATTCCAATTGTTCACGCTTAATCGTAGGGTTTACTTCCCATGTAGCAGCTTTAATTGACCAAGTTTTTGGCTCTTTCTTTTCTCTAGAGTTAATAAATCTTTGTTGAATAAAGTCACCTTTATAACGAGGGAATGACAAAAGAATTACTTTACCTATTTCTGGAAAACGAGACATAATAGAAAGCTTAGACATGTTATAAATCGCAGACGCAGAACCTTTTGATCTTGTTTCTCCACGCAATTCCGCATCAGTTTTAAATGCTGCAATTTCATCCAAAATGATTGTCATTACTTCATAACCTTCCCAACCTTCAGATTCAGAGTGACCAGAAAAACATCTAACAGGGCGTGAAAAGAAAAATATTTCTGATACTCTTGGTTCAAATCCAACTCGGTTGAAATAAGGAGATCTTAACAATAAGTTTTTAAATGGTTCAAAGAATACTCTTTGTGCTTGCTGAGCATTAACAGCTAGGTTTAGCAAGTCAATATAAACACCATGAGCCTTACCGTAATAAATTAACGGATCTCTAAGGCAATGAATTAGATATACTGTATAAGCCATTGATATTCTTGCGCAATGGTCTTTACCAGAACCTTTACCCAGCATACAAATAACTTCATTATCAGTATATTCTTTATACCATCTCTTTCCTTCTTCTTCACCATACATTGCAATCAATGTACGCTCTTTGAAAATTTGTGTAGAATGTCTTACAATTTCCAATTGAATATCCGAAAGTGGAGGTAAACCCAGGTATTCTTTATCTTGTACAAATGTTTGAATATCAACAGGTGTTTCTATAAGATCATCTTGACGCAAAAGACGATCAAAATCTTTTAAGTCAAGATTCATTCCAACGAAATCACTCATGTGAATCACCACCTGTATGCGTGAGCTGTTTCTTCATCTGAGTTTTTGTACCTTTATGTGACGGTGTAAAAAAAAGAGCTTTTTGTACCTTTATGGTAGCGTTAAAAATAAACATTTTTTAGTTCTCATCTGGATTCATGATTGCAAATGCTATCTCAAGCTCTTTGCGAACTTCGTTAGCAATTTCTGGGTGCTTAGCAATAACATCCCTGAGAACCTTAGAAAGCATTTGATTAACATTCTCTGCTTTCTGCATTCTTTCTATGTACACATTATCCGCTTGTGTACCACTCAAAAGCTTATGCAATTGAGCTTTCTTAGTAGCAAGCTCACCAGCTAATTTAATAGCCTGAATTCTTGCAGGTACCATACCATGATCTGTAGCGATATTCACAGTTTCCCAGGCTTCTTTGCTTAGTTGATCAAACTCCTGCAAAGCCTTGATTGTATTGAACTGCAATTTCTCAAGAAAATATGGGTCATCCTCAGCCTGTCGGTTAAGTATTTTCTTGTATTCTTTTATGTAATTTTTTGTTTTTTCAATTGGTTGCGAGAGTAATTGAGCTATCTCAGAATAAGAGTAGCCTTTTACATAAAGAAGACCGACTTCTTCCACCTTCTTTATTTCATCAATTAATGTTTCGCCTTGGTATCTTTCAATATCTGACATAATCTATTTGTGTAATCCTTTGAGACATCTTCCCAAGTCATATTTTTATTTATATACTCAGCGCTAGAAAAAGTCTTTTTTGAAACCTTATCGTAGTTGTTAACTACATATAACATTTTATCACATAAATCATCAAAATTTGGCTTTGCCCAGAATCCAGCGTTCTCATATATGCCAGACATTTTATCCTGAGACCATTCATAATCTAGCGGAACAGACATATAAGCATACTCTTCACAGGCTGTTGCGTTAGTGCAGATAGTAGGGATACCTTTAGCAATCGCCTGGAATGGAATAATTCCCCATCCCTCTCCGCTTGTTGGATACAATAAACAGTCTGCCTCGTCATAAAGTTTTGCTAGATCGCTATGGGATAGCTCTTCATCAATTATCTCTATCTGGGGATGATCAAGCTTCCCCAGCATTACACCATTGGCATAATTACGAGCGTCTGGAGCACCATTTGATTTATAAATAAGACGATACTCGTCATTGCCATCAAACAGCTTTAAAAAAGCGTCTACGCTCACCTGAGAGTTCTTACGGGTAGATGGGGAGCCAATGGATAGGAATGTAAATTGATTATGAGCATATCTTCTTGACGGGAAATAAAGATCTGGATCAATGCCTATCTTAAATCCATGAACAGGAACATTGACTCCTGATTTAACAAAAACATCCTGCATAAACTTAGAGCAAGTCCATACTTCATCCATTTTGTTACAATCCCGAACCCAGCTCTCTGGCAGTCTGTTTGTTTCCCAATATGTAAACCCAATTGAGTAGAGAGATGATTTAACAAACGCCTCTGGCATTGAATGATTGATTAAAATCTTATCACTACCATATATTTCAGAAAAGTACCCTAAGTTAATTACACGAAATAGATCAGTAAACTCCTCTGGTGTTTCTGGAGTTCTTCTTTCAATCGGCAGACCAGAATTCTCAAGATGAGGGTATAAGCGATCTGGTACATAGCCATAACCAACACTTACTTTTGAATGTTGATTATCGGACCAAACTATCATTACTTTGTTTCTAGTTTAGGAAACCTTAATGGGACACCGATAATTTCTGCTTCTTTTTCAAGAACATCATGATCGTATCCATGCATTTTTATATACTCAACTCGGTAGTTAACCCATCCATCAACAGCCTTCCAGAACTTCGGATCAGTTTTATCCTGAAGATCGTAGAGCTCTTCTGGCTCAAGCAAGAAACTTAATACACCTAATGGCATATAGACGGTCATATCATAACCATTGTCTTTATCTCTTGCATACTCCTTAAGAAAATCCTGGAACATCTTGATTATTTTCTTTACGCCTTCACCACTAAAATAGTCAATTGAGCCTTGGGCATTTCTAATTCTTGGGCAATAATCATCAACTGTTGTTATTGTACCGAATGTGCGGCACACCATTGGTCTGTATCCATAGATAGAGCAACCACCTTTATAAAATGCGCACAGCCTCTTTGATTCACCACCGATTTGCCAACTGTCGTCATACATTGCAGCCTTAAGGTCTTCGGTAACGCCATCAATCCAGTTATCAGCGAACTCGTAACCCTTATCTTCAAGGTATAGATAATATTGTTGTCTTAAGTTGAAAGCGATATTGGCACACTCTGCCATATGTATGGACAGACCAATATGACAGCACTTGCCTGAGCCCAGGCACTTGTAGTCTGTTTGATTCATCTTGGCTTCAATAACTCTGACCTGATTATAAATCATGTTGAGTTTTGAAAAA